ATTAGATAAATTCGGTCTTGTTTAGGTTTAGCATATCCACTCATATATTGAGATATGGATGATTTTGGAATACCAGTTTTATCACTAAGCTCTTTTGCACTCATTCTATTGTATTTTAATGCTTCAATAATTCTATCTTTAATTTCTGACATATTTATATACCTCACGATTTAATTATATTGAACAAAATTAAGTAAATCAACAATAAAGTTCAATAAAATTAAACAAACGTGTTGACAAAAGAGTTTAATAAAGTTAAACTTTAGTTGTCAAATGAAGGAGGTGCTAAAAATGAAGTTTGATTTTAACGCTTTAAAAGCTAAAATGATCGAGAAATATGGGAGTCAAAACCAATTTGCAGAAGCGTTTGGAACATCTGAAAATACAATGTCTCGAAAAATGCAAAGCAAAACGCCATTTTCACGAGATGATATCGTTAAAATATGCGATATGTTAAATATTCCGAAAGACCAAGTAGGATATTATTTTTTTACAGAAAAAGTTTAAAAAAATAAACTTATTTTTAAAGAATACTACTAATAACTATCACAGAAAGGAGGAAGACGCATGGCAAAAACATTATTAGGATACAAAGACGTAATGTCACTAGGAATCAACAAAGTAATGGCATATCGGATGATCCATATGGTTCAGGATTCGGATGAATATAAGAATTCAAATGTATCTAAGGTTATTTGTGGTGCCAAACAGGTTCCTATCAGTATGTTTACCAACGTTTTTCCTGAATTCAAAAAAGCATGTAAGGAGATGTGGGGATAAGCCAATTTACATTGGTGCGGTACTTGAGGATGGGAGGAAATTATATGAGAAAAGATGAATTAGATACCTTGTTAAGTATGATTTCAAAATTGAAACCGCATGAATGGAATCAGATTGTGCATTATGTACAAAAAAAGTACTCTTCCAAACAGGCAAGTGTACCTATGCCAAGTATGGAAGAGTTGAGTGACTACTCTGCTAATCTCGATTTCCCTGGGCTTATGAAGTCACAATCTGAATGTGATAAGGACTGATTCTGTAATCAGTTCCCTTATAAAGAATATTCAGATAAGGAAATTCGTAAAGGGTATCTGGAGATCTTCTTGTAAGTGGAGCATAAAGCTGAGCACTTTCTTCCCACCAAATAAGAGGATTGACCTGGTTCGGACCTATTTTGCAATCAGGGTCATCATTCAGGCAGACCCAGTCACCAATCAGGCAAGCATAAATTTTAGTCATTTGTTACACCTCCTTTCAAAGGAGATATTAACATAACCAATTATTAAAGGAGAAATTTAAATGGTTGAAAATAGAGTAAAAGATTTTATTAACACTGTAGATCTAGTGAAAGAACAAATGGTACAGAAAGAAGAACTAAGCACAATATCTGTTGCCGTCAAGCTTGAGGGCATGGATCAGGTAAACGAGGAACTTGACAAAATGCTTATTAAATTGGAAAAAGCCAACTCATTGGCAGATGAATTGGCTTTAACAATTAAAGACTTATGTTCAAAGTAATCTCAGATTTGCAATGTGGGCAGACATTGCTACCTGAAGAAGCTTTGAAGGTATTGCCACATTTAGGACATTTTACGTCAATGCTTAGATTGTTGACTTGACTAGCAAGGTTTCTCTCTAAAGATTTTTGTAAGTCACGCTCAAGTCTACGCATATCTGATTTACTACCGATATTGTACTTTTTAGTCATTTGCTACACCTCCTTTCAAAAGGAAATTGTAACACATAGAAAATCAGAAAAAGTATGCTACGAGCATACAAAGGAGAATGAACATGAGCTTAAAAGTAGAACCCAAACAGGTTGATATTACAATCGACAACTATCAAAGAATCGAAAAGTTAAGCCAGGAGCTTCATGAAATGTTCGTAGACGGAGGCTTTAATATGGCTTTGGTAGAACAAAAAGAAGCTGAACTTCACAATGAAATCCAGCTTTTAAAGAAAGTAAAGATTAGTGTAAGCCTTACTTAACATTGATGCTAATGCCACCATCAGGTTCACGAATGACTTCTAAATTTGATTCTCCTGGGACATCTGGAAAAACATTTATAGTGTTTAGACTTGAAAAGTCTGTGTTTTTGATAAAACTACTAAGTTCACTTTTTGAAGTTTCGATACCATCTAGGTCCAGGCTATAAGACATGATACGAATATTTGAAATATCAAAAGGGTAGTTTGCTTTATATTCACAGTCCTGAATGATGATGTATGGTCTACCAAGGCCCATTCGGTAGCCTAGTTCAAGAAAGACATTAGGATTGTGACCCGTGATATCTACGATTACAAGGTCATCATCTTTTAAGTGGTTGAATATGTCATCTGTTAAAACTGAAGTCTTAGCAATTTTATCTACTCGTATAGGTTCAAAATCTAATTCTGAGCATACTGGTTTCAACAGGTGCTTCAAAACTTGATCGGAATGAATACGAACTTCTGATCCTTTATCACCTATAGGAGTAACAAAAAAGCATTTACGCATATAAATCACCTCCTTCCAGGATAGATAGTATCATTGAATTTTCAAAAGTGCACATAAACAAAAAAATTCTCTGGGCAGTACTTGAGGTGTCATTTCAAGCATAGAAAGGAATAGATTCCATTAGTGCTCATTGCTATCGTCAAGAATCATGGTTCTAGCGCTACCTACAAACATTCGCAGAATCTAGATTCTAAAATATGAGGTCCCCTTATCATACTGACATGGCAAAATCTGAATGACATGAAAATATCTCTTGTTCGCAAATCAAAAGAAATAGACGCTGTTTTGTTTTTATCATAAAAGAATGAGGTGAAGAATCGCCTCCAAAACTAATTATTGCTCTAATATCTAAAAATTAATCGGGCAAAAGTGTTCGCACACAAAACAGTAACCAAATCATGTTGATCAGTAAGAAGTGGCACCTCAAGTGCTGCACCAGAACGGAGTAGAACATAGTAAAACGTAGTAGAACGCAGTAGAAAGGAGTAGAACATGCAAGAATTATTACCTATTGGAAGTGTCGTGGTTCTTAAAGAAGGAACAAAGAAGTTGATGATTATCGGAAGACTTCAAGCAAATCCTAAAACAAAGAATCTCTATGACTATGCAGGATGTCCATGGCCAGAAGGCTATATGGATAAGGAACATTGCTACGTATTCAATCACGATGATATTGATCTTCTTTATTATCTAGGAATGCAGGATATAGAAGAGTTCAATTTCAGATTCAAATTGGATGAAGCAATCGAAAAAATAGAAAGTGAAGGATATAAACATGCCAAGAGCAAACACAGCAGCCAATAAAGCAACAGATGCGAAAAAAAGAACTGTAAAAAAAACAGATGAAATCAAAGAACAACAATGTGAATTGGCTCCGTTTGCAAACAATCCACATCAAACAGAATATACAAAGATGATGCATCGTTATGCTGATCTAGATAAAAGAGAGAAGGCAGTGCGCAGAAAGCAGCGTTTCGCAAACTGGATGTTATTTGCGAGTGTTGTGTTAGTGATTGGATGTATGATCGCTACTGCGTTTGTATGTACGACCATCCAGTCTATTCGACTGTAGAAAGGAGTTCAGCTTATGAAGAATATTAGAACAGTCTCTTGTATGGAATATGATGCAGAAGTTGAGGACAAGATCCAGAAGCTTACAAAGTATGCATATATCACGCAGGGAGACTTGGCAGAGATTATTGGATGTTGCAGCGCAACGGTTAAGACTGAGTTGAATAAGCTTGGCGTTCAATCCAATTGTTTCGGATGGCCAACCGCAAAGGTAATTAATGTTCTTGGCTTGCAGCCTTATTTGGATAGCCTGATCAAGCTGCGTAGCACAAGAAGGATATAAAAAAGACCACTTATTAGGAAAGTGGCCAATCAAAATTTAACAACTAAATTATAAACAAATAACTCAAATCTTGCAACCTGGGTATTGCCGTAAGTGACGTGGTCTGCTAAAAAAATATATTTCTTTAACGGATTGATGATATTTCAATACTCCTATCCTCAAAAAAACACGTTATAATTGCAAGCACGTCAGAAAAAAATCCATAATTGTAACTCGTAAAACTTCCTAAGATAAAGCAAAAAAACACGTTTGAATTTGGGCATAAATAATTAGCAGATTGTGATATCCAGGTTGCAGGGTTTGAGTAAAAGGTAAAAAGGAGAAAATCAAAAATGAAACAATTTGTATTGAAAAAAAGTGCGAATGAATTCGATGAAGAATCGAAAAAATATAATGCAATGAATGACAAGCTTAATGAGTTGTTTGAAAAGTTACAAGGCGATGTATCAAAAGAAGAGGGTGATGCAATTATAGAAGAGTTCCAAAATCTCATTAAGAATTGCGGAGCAGCATTTGAATTGAGAGTGATTCCTGGATTCGATAGTCCGGTTGTAACTGGTGAATCCAAAGCCGGTGCTTTAATCTTTGGAATTACCACAAATATGAAGCCTGATCTAATCACTGAATGTTTCAAAGCGTGTACGCAGGCTTTTTCCAAAGAGCTTGAAAGACAAATCAACATGAACAAAGTCGATCATCAGATTCATTAATCAGGAGGAAATATCAATATGGAAAGTAAATGTTATTACGAAAAGTTAGATCTAAGTGAAGAAGAATCTCAAAAGAGAAATTGCGAGATTCATGAAATCATAAATAGGTTCAAAATATTGGAGTCAGACATGGCCAATACTACGAATATCTTAGAAAAAGTTAGTTTAAATACGGAGTTTATAAAATATTTGGAATCTTTAGGTCCGGCATATGAATTATCGGTATCGGCCACACAAAATATTGATGCCCAGGCAAATCCAAGTGTTGTTGCACTAGGACTTGTAAATGGATTGACCGCAGATCAATTAGGCAAGTGCTTTGAAAACGCTGTAAATGCATTCAACACTACTCTATAAAATGAATTCAGAGCTTATCAGGCTTTCAATAAATTAAAAGGTGAACACAATGTCAATTAGAGCTAGAAAATACAACGTAGAACTTCATGAATATGAAGACATTCTTCTTCCTGATGAATGCAGATTATATGAAGAAGACATGGAAAAGATGGTGCCATGCGCACAGTGTGGCAGATTACACAAATATGGTGAGATGTACACATCGAGAGAAGTACATACTGCACATGGATTTGGATATGCGGTATGTGCAGAATGCTACGATGGCGAAACGGACAGATTTCTAGCGGAGCATCCACCATTCAAGGAGGAATAGCAATGCCATTCTTTAATGATATCGACGATTGGAGAGAATGGAACGACAACCGTTATATAGATGATTCTGGTGAACCAGAAGAAGAAAGAGAGGATGAATCAAATGAAGATGAAGAATGTGATCAAGCATAAATTACCAGCTACTCATGAAGAGTGGCTGGATAATCGTCTAAAAGGAGTCGGTGGTTCTGATGCCGGTTCCGTATTAGGCTTGAATAAATACAAATCAGCTTACGCATTGTGGTGTGAGAAAACAGGTCGTATCCATAAAAATATCGACAATGAGCGTATGCGATTTGGCCGAGATATGGAGGATTATGTAGCAAAAAGATGGGAAGAAGAAACCGGCAAGAAATGCCGAAAGAGTGGATTTTCATTCCGATCTGTAGATCATCCATTCATGTTGGCCAATGTTGACAGATTGGTTGTTGGAGAGGATGCAGGTCTAGAAATCAAGACCACGTCTGAATACAACAAAGATATATATCAGAAAGGAAACATTCCACCTCAGTATTATGCACAGTGCATGCATTATATGGCGGTTACCGGCCTTTCTAAGTGGTATATAGCTATTTATATTCCAGGAGTTGACTTGTACTGCTATGAAGTCCTTAGAAGCGATGATGAAGTCAATGCACTGATCGAGCAGGAGAAAGAGTTCTGGAACTGTGTGGAGAACGACATTGAACCGCCAATTGATGGTTCGGATTCCACTGCACAAGCAATCAGTGAACTTCATCCAGTAGAAAATGATGAAGACAACATTGTGGATCTAACTCCATTGCAGCAGGAACTGGATGCATTGAAGCTTGTCAAAGATAAAATCAAGGAGCTCCAGGAGATTCAGAAAAAGCATGAAAATGAAGTAAAGAACTACTTAGGTGATTCAGGTATCGGAACATCTGACAAGTTCAAAGTGACATGGAAAACATCGGTATCAAATACATTCGATACTAAAGAATTCAGAAATGATGAACCTGAACTTTATGATCAATACTTAACACAGAAGAAAATGAGAAGATTTTTAGTCAAAGAACAGTAGGAGGATAAATACATATGACAACAACAAATCAACAAGGAATGATTGCGAAGACGCAGTCGAATAAAGTGGCAAAAAAACAATCAGCTACAATCAAGGAATATATTTCTGTGATGTCAGGAGAAATCGCAAAAGCATTGCCTAGTGTAATGACTCCAGAACGATTTACACGTATCGCATTATCTGCAGTATCTAATAATGATAAATTGGCAGCATGTACTCCACAGTCATTCTTGGCTGCAATGATGAATGCAGCACAACTAGGGCTGGAACCAAACACTCCGTTAGGACAAGCCTATTTGATTCCGTATGGCGGAGCTTGTCAGTTCCAAATTGGCTACAAGGGATTGATTGACCTGGCATATCGTTCAGGTGAAGTCAAGATGATTGATGCTCAAGTTGTTTATGAAAATGATGAGTTTGAGTATGAACTAGGAATGGATCCAGTGCTTAAACATAAACCTGCAAGAACAAATCGAGGTAAGCCAATCTATTATTATGCAACATTCAAATTAGTGAATGGTGGCCAAGGATTCCAGGTCATGTCGTATGAAGATGTTCTTGATCATGCGAAAAAATATTCAAAATCATTTTCGAGTGGACCATGGAAAACAAACTTTGATGAAATGGCCAAGAAAACAGTTTTAAAGAAATTGCTAAAATATGCTCCTTTGAAAACTGAATTCGTTAAGCAAGTGAATACAGATGAATCAATCAAGACAACGATTGAAAAAGATATGGCAGATGTTCCAAATGAATTCTTCGATGCAGAATATCAGGAACAACCTGGTGAAAATCCAGTGACCGGAGAAATCAAAGAATAATGCGTTATCGGTTTGTAGTACCAGGAGAACCGGGGTCTAAAGGAAGACCTCGATTCTCTAATCGTGGTAAGTATGTAAGTGTGCATACACCACCTAAAACAGTTGAATATGAGAATCTAGTACGATTAAGCTTCATGGAACAGTGTGGCACTCCAAGCATGCTGGAAGGGTCCCTGGAAGTGAAGATTTTCGCATATTTCTCACCACCTAAGAAAGTATCAAAAGTGAAACTAAATAAGATGCTCGCAAATGAAATTCAACCGCAAAAGAAGCCAGATTCCGACAACATTGCAAAGGTTGTACTGGACTCTTTAAATAAAGTGGCTTTCGAAGATGATAAGCAAGTGTCAGACCTGCATGTCTTCAAGAGATATGCGCAAAAACCATGCGTAATGGTAGTTATAAATGAAATAGAACCAGAAGAAGAATAGAAAGGATTGCATATGTCGGAAATCAAGGATAATAGCAAAGTTTATTATTGGATCAAGTTGAAGACTGATTTTTTCGAAAGTGACGCAATCGATTTTCTTTTATCCCAGGAAGACGGATGTAAATACGTAACTCTATACATAAAATTGTGCACCATGACATCAAATACAGATGGTGTTTTAGCCTCAAAAGTAGGCGACATGATGATTCCATACACTGTCGATAAAATTGCACGTGACACAAAGTTTTTTTCCGCAGACACAGTCAGAGCGGCCCTTGAATTATTCCAGAATTTAAGACTGATTGTAGTGTCTGAGAACAATGTGATGAAGATTGCAAATTATGAATCGATGATTGGATCAGAAACCAGATGGGCACAAAAAAAGAGATTGTATCGTGAAAATAAGAAGAAAAATCCGTCTGAAAAAAGCTCAAAAAAAGGCTCAAAAAGCACTCGAAAAACGAGCTCAAAAACAGAGAAAAAATCGAAGGACAAAGTAGAGGACATTGTCTCGGACAAAAAAAGGACATTGTCCGATAAGAGATTAGAGTCTAGAGATAAGAGTCTAGAGTCTAGAAATAAGTCAGTCAGTAGTCAGAAGTTAGATAGTGTGGCTACGTCAAAAAGTGCAACAAACGAAAATGTGCAGACTGACTGGACTGACTGTTTTGTTAAACCGTCCATTTCAGAAATCGTGGACTACATCCAGGAACACAACTTGAACGTAGATGCCAAAAAGTTTTGGAAACACTACGAATCCACCGGATGGAAGACAGGTAACGATCCTATCAGGGACTGGAGAGGGCTTTTGAAGAAATGGAGCAAAGCGGAACGCGAAGAAGACAATCCAGGAATCAAAGCGATCCAGCTGGATGAGAAATTCTATGCCAAACCAGTCCAAATGTCAGAAGAGCAGCTGCAAAGCGAATTAGCGCAGCTGCAGGAAAAAATCAAAAATGGAGAACTGTGAACATGAAAACTAAAAAACAAACCGAAAAACAAGAACTCAAATACGCTCCTGGTGATAAAGTCGTTTATCACTGTGCAGGAGTGGACAGAGAAGGACTTATCGCATACGTTGACGATTCAGACAACGTAGCACCATACCGAATCAACGGCATGAATATTCGTGAATCGGATATCGTCGAGAAAATCGCAAAGCGACGTGGAAGACCCGCTGCCAAAAAGCAAGTTGAAGAAAAAACGGAGGTAGTAGTCAATGCAGCACCTAAGCAGAAACCAGAAGAACCTAAGGCGGTTGAATCCATCCAGGAAGAAGAGCCAGAAGTCGAACCGACACTTGTTGAGAAGTATCAGGCTTTCAAGAGCACGATCAACATGGCGGAATTCAACGACCTGGTCGACTTGGTTACTGCAGACACGAAAAAGATGCGTGAGTTGATGGCCAAATCCATGCAGTCAATCGCGAATGATTGCGGATTGAAAGCGTGAGCCTATGCAGGATATCAACAGAGTGGTTCTGATTGGCCGATTGACACGTGATCCAGAACTCAGAAAGACGCGGAGTGGAACAAGCGTGTGTTCGTTTACCTTGGCAGTCAATCGAAGACAGAATCAAGACGGAACACAAGATGCTGATTTCATCAACTGCGTTGCATGGAACAAACTGGCCGACAATATCCAACTGTACCAGAAGAAAGGCAATCAGCTAGGCATTGAAGGTCGAATCAATACACGCTCATACGACAACCAACAAGGGCAAAAAGTCTATGTCACAGAAGTCATCGCAGAGAACGTGCAGTTTTTGACGCCTAGAAATGATTTTAACGAGCAAAACGCTCTAGGAGTTACGAATACCTATGGCACTCAAAATTACGCTCAGAATCAATCGTATGGAGCTCAGACAAGGAATCACAATCAATCGAATGTGCAATATGCGCAAAGCTTGACTCAACAAGCCGAAGTTGATGCTCTTGAGATTGCATCGGATGATTTACCTTTCTGACGAAGAATGGCGAAGTTTTAAAGGAGAAAAAGACAACAAGGAGGAAAAGTAATGAAAGACTCAGAACTACGCATGATTGAGACAATGCTAAAGAAACAAGATGAGCTGAATTCGGCCATCATGAAAGAGTTTGGTTTGACTACGATTTCGAAGGAACAGATTGACTTGGCCACACTTGATGAGATTGGTGAATTCACTCATGAACTCAAGGGCGATTGGTGCTGGTGGAAGAAAAGCCAAGAACCAGTCGACAGAAACAAAGCTCTGGAAGAGTTGGTGGATGTCTTCCACTTCGTCTTGATCTACGAATTGCTTTACGGGAAAAGAACCTATTTGACTAATTCTGGGTACGATCAGGAAAATAGTCAATATAACTATTCGCATATGGTGCAAGTTGATATCGGTTTTGGTATAGCGAATGCATTGATTACCATACTTAAACTTGTAGATTGTCGATTGATGTATCTATTGGCACTGAGTGAACACTTAGGATTCTGCCTGGAAGAAGTCTATGCAGCTTATATGAGAAAGAATGTGATCAACATGGAAAGATTGAAAGAGGGATACTAATGGATATTGAGCTTATAGTCGAGATTGTAATACTTTTTGGAGTTTATATTGTGGCTGGGATGATAATTTCATATATCGTAAATGATATCAGTTATCTAGCATATGATTATTTTTGGTTAGTAACAATCCTTTATCCGATTATACTTCCAATTTTGCTTTATTTTGAGCTAAAAAGATTTGTGAAAGAATTAAGAAAAAATATAAAGGAGTAAGTTATGTGGATTAGGAGCCAAAGTAGAAAAGCGCTGTTAAATGTAAATCAAGTAGTAATTATCCCCTCTGTAGATAAAAGAATGTATTTCATATGCAATTCTTTAGAAAAAGAAAGTGTCACGCTAGGCGTTTATTTAACTGAAGAAAAAGCGTTGAAGGTTCTAGATAGAATTGAAGAACTTATTGAGAATCAGTGCGGATTAACATTCTATATGCCTGCAGATGAGGAAGTTAAAGCATGACAAAAAAAGATTTAGAAGATCATATAGAAAAGCATTTAGATGAAAAGGAGAAATAAAAATGGGAATTTTAGGAATACTTACAATTGTTTTTATTGTTTTGAAATTAATTAATGTAATCACATGGTCTTGGTGGTTGGTATTACTTCCAGGAATCATTGAAATTGTACTTATCATTATTACTATTATTGCTGGCATACTGGAATGCAAAAAATAGGAGAGAAAGAGAATGAATAAATATCAAGAATTGTTGCAAGTTCTTGAAAAAGAACATCAAATTGCGTGCGAAGCAGCAGACATAGAAGAGACTACTCGTGCCAAGGTATATTTTCAATTGTTGGGGAATCTTGCGGATAAAGAAACGCCTAAGAAACCAATTGATATTGAGTTTGGCCCATGTGGCGATTTGATGCTATCTTGTCCAACGTGTAAGCATGGAGTTGTGCCTATTCCAACATATCATGGAAACAAATATTACCCTCGTTGTCTTTTTTGTGGACAGTTATTAAAAGGAGATGACGAAGATGAATAATGAAGAAAACAAATATAAAATGGCTTTGGAAATTGTACAACCATGCTTCGTATCTATGTTGAAAGAATTAGAGTATTTGAAGGATGTGGAATGATGAAAGTTTTTTTAGTCGAAAACATAAATGACATTCATGATGAATTTGTAAGAGAAGCATGTGCTCGTTTAGATAGAAAGATATGGGATCTGATAGGGTTTAGTACCAGATTTATTTCTATGGAATCATGCTTAGAACAAATTACGAATTACATCGTCAAATTAGAACGTGAGAATTTTGGGCTAAAAGAGTATAAGAAACACCAAGAAAAAGCGAACGAGAGAAGATATCGCGGTGGTGAGGAATCTTGGCACAGAGGGTCAGCTGTCGCAAAGAAGAAGTAGGTGGACAAAATGAACAAATTAAAAGTAAATCAAATGTTGAATGATTTGAAGTCAGCAAATTATTGCTGCCATCGAATCATTGAGCTAAACGAGGAACTTGAAGTCCTGAATCATAAAATGCTAGGGCTTAGTCATAATCCAATTAGGTTGACAAAGGAGCAGGAGAAATCAAATGCTCCTATGCCGACCTTTCATGGCTGTTATACAAGTCCTTTAGGAATGATGGAGGAAGAATCTCAAAAGGTGGCAGAAATCAACTATTATCGTAGACGCTTGAATGAATGTAAAGCGATAGAACTTCTATCTTTGCGTGATCAGAATATTTTGTTTGATCTATACTTCTGGAATATGAATACATATGATGTAGCCGATAAATATGGATATTCTAGAAAAGGGTTATGGAAACATATAAGAAATGAGATACACAGTTTAGTGTAAAAAAGTTAACCCATACAAAGTTAAAATAATAACTTTAAAAAGTTGACATATTAATTTTTTATGAGATAATATCTATGGACATTAGAGAAATGATAGGAGGACTGCTTTATGCTTACAGCGTTTGGGAAGGAAGTCAGAAAAATTCGTTTAGATCGAGGAGAACTATTAAAAACAATGGCGGATAGTTTAGGTGTGAAATCATCGTATTTATCTGCGATTGAGCATGGAAAAAAAGCAATTCCAAAATCTTTTATTAGTTCATTAACTTCTTTATACAGTCTTTCACAGAATGAGATAGAAAATCTGGAAAAAGCAGCGGATTTATCTAAACAGAACGTGAATATAAATCTGATTGGGAAAGATGCTGATTTAGCGGGCTTAGCCAATGCTTTTGCTCGAAAGTTTGATTCATTATCAGAGAATCAAATCAAAGCTATTGAAAAAGTATTAAAGGAGGATTAGTTGCTTATGAGTACAATGTGCCAGGCGGATGGTTTGTCAAGAAATGAGATTCGATTAATTGCTAAAAGACTTAGAAAAATTTTCAATATTAAGGGATATTGTTTTCCGATAGTTAAGTTTCTTGATGTTGTGTTGCCAACAATTGATGAAGAATTTTCTCTGAGTATTGTTGAGCCAGATGAAATCACACCTGGACATTACGCTATAACATATCCTGATACTCATGAGATGGTAGTGCGGTCAGACGTTTACGAAAAAGCAATTAATGGAGACGGGAGATCTAGATTCACGTTAGCGCATGAATTGTTTCATTACCTTTTCCATACGGCGAATCACATTCGTTTTGCAAGAGCAAACGAAGAAATTCCGTTCTATATAAACCCGGAATGGCAAGCAAATACATTTGCAGCTGAGCTTTTAGTTCCTATGGATTTAGTAAAAAATATGAGTGCAAATGATATCGTGAAAAATTGTAAAGTATCTTGGCAATGTGCAAAGATACAAGTTGAAAATTTTAAAAAATAGACTATATTGAATGTTCAGCTTTTTTTGAACATTGAATATAAAAAAAGAATCAAGCTGCAACTTGATTCTAAAATCTTGAGATGAGCACACAAAATGCGGCTAAACTCTTCAATAGATCAATTGAATTGTATCATTTTGCGACGCTCCTTTCAAGATTGTGAAAGGAGGAATGTAATATGAAGCAACAAAAAGTTATTTTTTGTACTCACTTTACACGTGATGGCGTAACGTATTACGCAAAAGATTACGGTAAGAAAGCTTTTAGATTTTATGTTGATCCGAAATCAAACAAGATTAACTATACAATCTAATTAGAATAATATTATATATAAAGAATAAGTCCATATATATAGCCGGTAAATGGGCTTTTATTATATTGGTGCACACTGTGTACTTGAATAAGTGGTAAACTAATATCATAAGAAATTATGTCAAGACAGAGGTCTTGGCTTTTTTATGCAAGAAAGGAGGTGCTCCATGCCAGGAAGAGAACTAACAATCAAAAAATACAATCTAGATTTATATGATCCATTTGAAACAGATGGCCCATTTGAAATGCCTGTTATTAAAAAGACACTTCATATTCCTAATGAGTTAATTGGATTCAATGAAGCAATCTCTTCAAAGAATTATCAATCTGGAATTCATATGTTTATTGATGATTATCAGTTTGAGCGCATTTGGAACACTCCCGAACGATATGTGAATGTCTTAAAACAGTATGACTGTGTTCTTACACCAGATTTTTCTCTTTACATGGATATGCCTAGAGCTATGAAAGTATGGAACATATATAGAAGCAGACTTATTGGACAATACCTTCAGAGTCAAGGAATATGTGTAATTCCAACAGTTTCCTGGGCAGAAAGAGAAACATACACATTCTGTTTTGATGGTATAGAACCAGGAGGAGTTGTAGCAATCTCAACTATTGGATGTATCAAGGATGAATTTGCTAGATCCATTTGGGAAGATGGTGTAGATTACATGATTGATAAACTTAAACCCACTGCAATTCTAATTTATGGACAACCTATTAAATATGATTTTAAGGGTACAAAAGTTATTTATTATAAAAATAAAGTTATAGAGAGGGCAAGAAAACATGGGCGGTAGAGGAGCGAGCAGTGGTGTCAGCGACAGTGGAAAACCTTATGGGATGGTTGACCGTGTAAAACGGTTATGGTTAAATAAAAATAAGAAAAGGTAGTCGTATAGGGGTGATTACACTTTGATGTATGCTTATCTTTTTATGATATGCACTGAGGAAACCTCCGTTCGAATCGGAGCGCCTTTTCGATTTGTTAAAAAATATCAGTTTAAGTTTTAAACGCTA